GGGACTACATCAATACGATCATCAAAGTCACTTTGTATATCTGACTTCTCACCAAAAGGCTGATATGGATATTCAGCAGGGCCGAAGTCTCTGACCAGCCCTGTGATCAATCTAAGTTCATTCTTCATAGATGCATGAAGCCTAGACTGTATTGCAGACATCACTTTCATGTTTCTTTCTAGCAATGCAAGCGTAGTGCCTACAGGCGCTTGATTACTCATGTCAGCTGCTTTGACATCTGCCATAGATGCGAATCGACGCGCTTCTTCTACTAGATTGCCAAGCAATGAATACAATGTTGCGCTTGGCTCTTTTGACGGTAAGAACGAAATGTTTTCTTTAATCGTTCCGCCGGGGACATCTACATCCCTAAACTCTCCCGGCATAATCGGAGTATCGTCTGCGCTGATACGCATACCACGAGTCTTTAATCCACCCGGAAGGTTAGACAAAGTTCCTGCATCAATCAGCTGACGCAGTATCGAGGTAGATGATTTAACCAAGCCACCAATTAGATGAACCAATCCCAAACCATAGAACCCCATGCCGGGAATATATTCATAATGGACAAAATGATCTCGCTTACGCTTTAACGGATCATCTTCAAAATAATTACGACGAATAGCTAAAACAGAGCCGGAGTCTTTATCTACCGTTACAACATACGGGATAGCGATGCCAGTAGGCTCACCATCCTTCATATCTTCAAAGCCTTCTAGGTCTAGCTCTACCTGTATCTCTAGTATGGTGTGAATAGTCT